GAACACCACCTGTATAAGAGCCAGGTAATCCACCTCCTGTTCGTGCTGCCTGTGTTGCACTTATATTAGCTTGCGGTCTAGCATTTTGTAAAGTTTGTGCATCAGTAAAATAAGTTAAATCTAATTGTGGTTGTTTAGGTTCCCACTCTGAAGTATGAACAAACATTCCTGTCCATTCAAATACCATTTCTTGATAAGGAAAAGACATACCTGATCTATCAGAAATTGCTAATGCATATTTACCTCCCGCAAATTTATTTGAAGGTGCTCTATGAGGTCTAGTACTAGCTGGAACCTTAGCCATTATTAATAAAAGCTGTTGTTAATCACTGGTATAATTCTAGTAGAAGGAGTACCATCACCTGCGACTAATCGTTGATAAGCTTCTTCATAATCTACTTTTAACATTTGTTGTTGTGTTGGAGCAATTCCTACTCTTTTTTTAGAAAGGTAATAAGCAAGTCCTGCGCACATGCACTCGAAAGCTCTAAAAGGTACATCTATATTTTGTTCTACACCACTTACAGTAGAAGCTGTAATATCTTCTATTTTTCTCATACGATAATATGTAATAGTATAATTTTGATCAGGTGCTGGATAAATTTTAAGTACAGGAGTATTTAATCTTTGTAAATAATATTGTGTAGGTCTAGATTGAGTAGTTTTATTTGAAATAGCAGCATAGTCATTAAGACCTAAAGCTGTCATTGCATATTCGCTTCCATCACTTATTTGAAGATTTGCATTAATGATATCTACTGTATCATAATCTAAAGTATATTCTGTAGTTCCTGTAGTAACTGCTAAAGTTTTATATTCTACAGTCCATTGGTTATAACCTCTGTTAGCCCAATCACTAAACATAATATTCATACTACGTCTAGCTGACCTTACATCATAACCTAAAATAGGATCACCGCCTATTCTGTCATAAGCTTCTTGTATTACATCATTTACTGTTAGAGTAAATGTAGAAGTTCCCGATAAAGCCATAGTTCTCCATTATGCAAAAAATGCTGTTAGACTTTTAGTAGTTGATACATTAGCTCCTGCTATAGTAGTTGAAACTTGTAAACTTGTTTTAAATTTTATACCTTCTGCTGGAAGATTTAATTGTACCGTTGAAGAACCAGCATCAACATTACCTGTTGTGGTTTGAAATTTTACTACTCCATCATCTTTCCAAGAAAGAGTACCTATTTCTGCACTAGGTTCTACAATAAAACCTTTTAATCTTGTTGGTCCTGCAAATAAAGTAATTGTTTCAGATGCACTAGATGATGCATTAGCATGTAATACTGCTGCATTAGCACTAGTTACATTTAGATCTGATCCTGCCATTTTTTTCTCCTAAATTAGGTTATATTTTTTTAAGTCTTCATATAGTAAAGCAATTCTGTCATTAGGTACAGTAGAAGGTTTTAAATATTCAGCTTGTGCTGCTTTAGCTTGAACTTGTCCCATATCTAAAGGTTGTTGATTTATATTGTCATTAATATTACTACCTGGTAATTGTCCAGGAGGAATAACTGTAGGACTTCCACCAAATTTATCTATAACTTTTTCTATATTAGCTAATTTTTTTTCTAAACTATCTTCTTTATCTTCTTTTTTTTCTTTTTCTTCTTTACCTAAAACATCTTTAACTGATTCAGTAACTGATGTATCATCTATTCCTGCTACAGCTTTTTGATCTGCAGTTTGACCTGCTTCCATAACTTCTGTAGTTTTTAAAAAGTCATCATACTTTTCTACAGATGTTCTTTCATCTGTATCTATTTCTTTTTTACCAAAAGAAGAAAGAGCTTCACCTGCTTGTTTTAAAAAGTCTAAATTAAATTCCATATTTTAAAGGAGGGCCCGAAGGCCCTCAAATTAATTATTAACTTAAATTATTATTTTGAACATAAGTAACAGTTATAAATCCAGTACCAGAGCCAGTATTTACACTTGTAACTAAAATTCTTTTGTCAGTAGTTCCAACATCTGCCCAGTTGTTTACTCTTGTTGCATTAGCACCAGCTGTTGCTGAAATAATACCAAGAGTACCACCAGCAACTGCTGTTGTATCTGTTAATGCTGCTGCTGTTCCAGTCCAACCAATACCTAATGTACTAGCTGCTCCATCCCAAGCTACATTTACCGATAAAGCAATGCTTAAAATTTGTGAATTTGCAGGTATCACCATAGTAGTTGTACCAACAGCTTGAGTTATAGCTTGTGATTGAGACATCACAACTTGTCCTGTGTTTTTTACATCTGAACCTAAAGTAGTTCCAGTTGTTTCTTTAATTACTCCAGCCTTAATTGGGCCAGAAAATGTAGTAGTTCCCATAGTCTATCTCCTTATAATAGTCTGCTTTTGCAGTCGTTTGGGTTAGTTTAAAACTACTAGGCGTATTGCTACGCCTAGTATCAATTAGTTATTTATGCTACGCCTTCAGATCCGAATACACCTCTCCAGTCTGTAAAACCGAAGCTGTATCTTTCTCTGCACTTGTATCTTAAATTACCAGTTTCAAAATCGCCTTCAACAGCTTTTTTGATTGGTGATCTAATGAAGTGTTTCATTCCATCTGGACAATCAGTTAGAATAAAATACTGATCAGGGTTAGTAAATCTTTGATTTACTACTACACCTTCAGGTATCATACCCATGTTTCTCATTGCATTGATATCGTTGTCAGCAGTACCAGGTCTTAAATTAGACTTGATAATTCTTTCAGCAACGAACACCAATTGAGGTGGAACTGCAAGTTTTCTTCCTGATAAAGCAACTGGTATACTTCTATCATCTACAGCAGTTGAGATTTGAACTAAAAGTGTCTCTAAAGACGTTTCAGATAAATCCGCAGGTGTGCTTAGGATGTTAGATGCAGTACCACCGCCTCCAAGAGGGTGAGCAGCATCAAGTAAAGCTTGACCGTCTCCTCCTAATGAAGTAGTTGTTGCATTATTAAAGATATTTGCACCTTTTATCTCTTTAGTTTGTTGCATTGATCTTGCTAGTGCTCTTGCGTATTTAGCGCCTAGAGAACCATACAAGCCATCTTCTTCAGCTTCTTCTGTAATCGCAAAAGCTAAAGCGACAGTTTCATGCACGTACCTTGAGACAAAGCCTTCTCTGCCAGAATCATAATTGATCATGGCACCTTCAGCTTTTGTTGGTGCAGCACCGAATCCGATCATTTGTACATCTTCTTCGAATGCTTTCATTGATTGCTCTGTAGAATATAGTGATCTCCACTGTTCTGGATATCTATCATATTCCATACCAAACACGGTGTTTAAACCTAAGTTGAGCTGTTTGGTAAAAAGTGCTCTGTTTAAAGCCATTTTTTAACTCCTATTGTTAAGGTTAAACGCCAGCATTCTGAGTACCATATAGAGCTAAGTTTATTACAACTTCTATATCAGCATCAGCGCCCGCCGCATTATTAGGATAATCAATTAATCTTAGTATTCTCAAAACTTTTGCAGTTGTTGCAAGAGTTGCAATATCTAATTCATCAGTTGAATGTCCGTATGTTGAATTATAAGTTCCAATAGTTACATTTGCAAGTTCGCCAACATTGGCTGCTGCAAAAGTTCCATTACATTGAACCCTATATGTTATATTTGGATCATCGTACACATAAGCTTTAGCATTTGCTGAAGCATTTGTTACTGTACCATTATTCCAAACTTTCTCAAATTTAACAGAACCGTCTGTCGCTATATACTCAACGCCATAAAAAACACCGAGAGCTGTTCCGCCCGCTGTGCCTCTTATTATTGTACCATCGGTATGCAATGTTACAAGATCACCAGATGCAATATTTGCCGCATAGGCACTTGCAATTGGATATTCGTTGGGTCTAATAACGCCGCCTGTTAAATGTCTTAATGGTGTAAAACCATTAGCTGCATTTACGTTTGCCATTTTTAGTTTCCTTTTGTTAGTTTGTTAACTGCCGTCCGAACTAACTCTAGATTTAAAAGACCTTTGGATAGGTTGTCCTGGTGTTTCAGCTCTGTTCATGTCCTGCTCAACTGACTGCATTAAATTGTTAGTCATTTGTGCATAGTAATCATTTCTTTGATTAACCATTTCTTCAGGCATTTCGCAAAGTACCATTCCTTCTATTCCAATATGCCCAGTGAATTTGCCATGTTCTATCGTTGGAAAATGTTGACCATCTTTGACTGTTTTAATGTCTCGAGGCTGCCAACCTTCTCTCAACCGTTTAGCTACATTCGTAGGCGTTTCCTGTCCTAACACCATAGTTGCTACCCATCTCTGAGCATAACCAGGTCTTGGTTCAGGCGCTTCTAATAAGTTACTCGGTCGCCATTTTGAAACCATTGTAGATTTTTCTACTCTAGTTTCATTGTTTATTTTATTATCTTTATTCATAATGTCAGGCTCCTTTCTATTGTCCTGTGTCGCTAAAGCTTTTTACTTCTTTAGCAAATCGTTTTAGTGCCACTTCGTCATTGATATCTATACCAAAAGTTTTAGCTGTTGATAAGTCATCAGAGGTTAGTTTAACTCTATTACTAGATATTCCTTTTTTACGAGAAACTCCAGCAACTGGAGATTGCACTCTATTGTTTTTTTGTACTACATTTTCATCAGTTTTGGAAGTGTTTTCTTCTGATTTACTAAAATAATTTAGACCACTTATTTTTAGTCTTTTACTCATTTCATCATAGTATCCAGGATCGTGCACATCCCAACCTTCTTCTGTTAATTCAGCATCAATTCCATAAGCCATAGCTGTTTCTTTTCTATAACCAGGTTTATTAAACCATGTTGAATTTTCTTTTACCCACTCGGTTGCCAAAGGCGGAGCTTTTTTTTCAGTTTTTTCTTTTTGAGGAATTCTTGCAGCATAATCTTCTGTTTTAGTGATTTGACTACGAATTTCTGCCATACTTTCGTACAATTTTACTTGTTCGTCAGTATTACCTTCTTCAATTGCTGATTTAAGTCGAGAAGAAACACTAGAAAGTTGATTACTAAGTGACTTATTAGCTATATCATAAGTTCTCTTTTCCATCATTGCTAATTTTTCTTCTAAATCAACACTTCTTTGTTCAGCTTCTGCTCTTTTGGCTACTTCTTTCTGTATTCTTTTACGAACTTTAACAGAGTAAGGCATATCATCTGAATAAGCTGGAGCTTTATCAAGTCTAATTTGTCTTTCATTTTCGTAAGACTTATCTTCATCTTTAGAAGGTTCTTCTTGCATTTGTTGAAGTTTTTCTAACGGATTTAAAGGTACCTCTACCTCTTTCTCTGTTTCAAGTTCATCAAGATTAACTTCTAATTCTTCATTCTTCTTTTCATCATCGTCTATCATAGTTTCTCCTATGTTGGCATTAACTTTTTAGTTAATGTATGTTACAGTTGTTGAGTTATTACTTCTGGATTTTCCATAGTTGCAATAATCTCATCATCATTTAATAGCACCATTTTTACGTTTTGTACAGAAACTCTTGCTCCTGCATATCTACCAAAAATAACCCAATCTCCTACTTTACACCAAGGACTTTTTCTATCACTATAACATTCTGTTCCCATAGCTATTATTTGTCCTACACTATTTAAATAAGATTGACTATCTTTGTTAGTTTCTGTTAAAATTATTCCACCTTTAGTTTTTTCTACTACTCCTCTAGGTCTAAGTAATATTCTATAACCTACAGGTTGAGGTACTTTTTCAGGTGTTGGGATTTCATTATCTGTTGCCCATGTTTCATTACTATTCATCTTCTATATCTCCTTTTTTATATTTTTCGATTGTTTCATTTATTATTTCAAATGCTTTATCTAAGCCTTGTCCATATCCATAGATACGTTTGAATTCAGATAAATTTTCTACACCTTTACTTAATAAATTTTGTGATAATTCTTGTTTGTGATCTTTAATCTTTTTTTTGATCGCTTGAAGCAGCCGTTCCATTTAATACTTTCGTTATTGTATCTGTTAATTGAGAAAAACTTACTTCTAAATCTTTAGAAACAGAAGCAAGTAAAATAGGTTTAACTTTTTTTATAGAAATTTTTTTATTTTCTAAAAACTTTTTAGCTTGTCTTATTTCTTCAGGTTTAATTGCCATTTATATTTTTTGTAGCTATCTTATCTTTGTTAATACCTTTTTTTATTACATAAGATTGAGTTCCATTAGCACCTGTTTCAACTTCTTTTTTTAAGTTTCTAAACAAATTCATTTCTTTTATCTTTCTATAATGTTTTTTTAAAAAGGTTTCAATATCTTTGGTATCTCTCATTAATCTCTCTTTTTATCTTCCCTTGCAACTTTACTTGCAATCTCTACTACCTTAGCTTTTGTCTCTGTATCTTTTCTAGCATTTTGTTTTTCACTTTCTTTAACACCTTGCATAAATCTAGCTTTTCTTATTTGTAGTTCTTCACCTTTTAATTGAAGTTGAGCTTGATCTTTAGCAGCTTCTCTTGATTCTTTTTGTTGTTCTTCAGAAGGTGGCATAGATCCCATTAATTGTTGAGCAGCCTGTGCTGCAGCTGCTGCTATTCTATTTTCTTCTTCTATACTTATCTCTTTAGATGGTTCATCATTTAGTTCTCTATTAAAATCTCCAGAAGAAATAGGATTACCTTCAGGAACAGAAGCTTGCATTTGTTGCTGATATAAATAAGCCATGTGTTGACCCATGTGTGCTAACATTTGTGGATATAATCTTTCTTTAGCTTCAGGATTTCCACCAAATCTAGGATCATTCATAAATTGAGAATGAACTTGCATATGAGCTTGATGATCTTGATTTTCAAATACTTGAATTGGTTTAGTATTAAGTACAGCCATATTTTCTGATACTGGATCACGTCTAGGTGTATCTTCATCTTCTATCATCAAATCCATATAGTCAGGTATATTAAGAGCTTGTAAAAATCTTCTTGTTGCTTCTTTAACATTTATAATATCAGGTGAAGCTTGAGCTAGTTGTAAACCTGTTTGAGCTAAAGCTATTCTTTGAGCTTGAGAAAAAATATTAGGATCAGATACCGGAACTACACTAATAGATGCAGTAAAATCTTTTCTTCTAATCTTTTTATTTTCTCCAATTACTTCGAAAGAATATTCGTCATCTAAATATTCTCCATTTAATTCATAAATTAATTTAAATTCTCTACCTTGAGCTTGATGTATTCTTTTATGAATAGCAGAATATACTTTAGATCCTTGTTCTATTAAAGCAATAGTTGTTCCAACTGGACCTGATCCAGCTGAATCACCAATCATTGCATCTGCAATAGAAGCAAAACGTCTCCCTGACTCAGTTAATACTCCAAGTAATTGAAGTAATGTCGGTGAAGGTTCCTTAAAAGGAAGAGGGATAAAACTTTTTCTAAGATCATCACCATATGCTTCAACTTCAACCCACTGACCAGGAGAGACAGTAATATCTCCACCTTCTATTCTTGCTCCTTTGGCTCTAAAGCCTCCATTGAGGTTAGCAAAGGCAGCAGAATCAAGTAGTGCTCTTAGAGCACCGGTACTTGCGTGTTGTAGTCCTCCGATCATTTGAATAAGACCAAAGCCATAAAAGCCTAAGCCAGGAAGATATTTATAATGTATAAAATAAGTTCTTTTTCTTTTTAATGAATCATCTTCTTTCCAATTTCTTCTAATAGATAAAACTTTTTGTGAATCTAAATCTATTGTAACAATATATGGTAAAGCTACTTCGTTCTTATCTTCACCTATGTCTAAATTAGTATGAACTTCTAATACAGTATGTATTTTATCAGCCATACTTGGAGACATTCCTTCTAATCTTTGTAAAGTTTGTTCAACCATATCTCCATCATTAGCACCTGGAGTTGACTGTGCTTTATTTAAAGGAATATCTTTATAAACACCTGATACTTGATATTTTCTAATATCATTTCTAGTTAGTTTCATTACTTGAGTATATCTTTCTGAAGTTTCTAAATCTGAATTTTCCATAGAAATTACAAATTCTTCTGCTGGTACAAATTTAGAACAAATTCTATCTAAAGTATTATCAAAATAAACTTTTTTAAAAGCACTTCCTGCAAGAGCTAAATAAAATAACATTTGATCTAGTTCATTAAAGTAATCAGGTATTTCTTGTGTAAGTTGAAAGTTCATAAAGTCTTGAACTCTTTGAGACTGTTCTAATTTTTTATCTGTAATTTTTCCAATGATTTGTGTTTTAACAGGACCTCCTGGAGGAAAAACTTCTGCAATAGCTCTAGCTTGAAACTGTGTTGCTGCTTCTGCAAGTAAAGGGTGGTGAACACCTGAAGCTCCCGGAAAAGGATCTTGTCTATCTTCGACAACTACACCTAACATTTTTAAACCTTTTGAATATTGATCTTCCCAATTTTTTCTAGAGCTTTTATCATCTTCATAAGCTCTTACTAAATCTTTACCAATTAAAGCAATTTCTTTATCTTCTAGTTCTTCTGCTAAATTAGAATAATGATTACTTTCAAAAACTTCTTCATCTTTTTCAGTTTCATCTTGATCTATATCAACATTAACTTTTTCACCATTATCATTAGTGAATTGTAATTTTTTTTTATCTAGTTCAACTTCCATTATTATTTTTTCTTTTTAGGAAAACCTTTCTTCATATTAGAGTAAGCTTTAGTAGTAATTGTTGACTTAGATTTTGGTCTAGAAATTCCTTTTTTCTTACGTGCGTTTATGTTAGCCCAAAGTCCAGGTTTTTTATTTTTATTTGGAGTAGTCATTTGTTTACTAAAGCTTTCCCTATTTAACATTTACTTTTTAAAACCTTAAGTACTTTTTCTTTTTATAGTTTTAGTTACTTTTTTTTTATCAATCATAGACATTTTTTTAGAGGGTTCTTTTCCACTTTTCATATCCATTGACTTATTTTTTTTCATAGTTTTTAACATATCATAATACCTCCTGGTTCATACCATACTTTCCTAATAGTAGATATAAAACAAAAATATTGATTTTGAAAGTCTTTTATTTGGCTAATCTATCCATATGATGATAGATCCTACCAATAACTTTATCTAAATCCATCAATTCTTGTTGGAGCATCATTACTATTACTTGAATCTCTACTAAAGTTATAACTACCCAAGTTGCTAATCCCATCATAGTGGTACTTAATAATCCTATTAATATTGTATTAGTTTTTCTATTCATTTAAATAGTATCTATCTCTTTACATACAAATTTAGTTGCTACTTTGTTTTTATTAACAAATTCTTCTTCTTGTAAAAGCATTATTTCTTTAGATATTTCTAATGCTGCAAGTGTACATTCTTTCCATGAATTATATTCATGTTTTATCTCTTGTGGAGGTAGGCATTGATTATCTATAAAAGAACATAAAAATATTACTAATATAAATTTCATTGTGCGGGTCCACCTAATAAAGCTAAGGCCACCATCAACACAATTAATATAGCTGTAAATCTGTAATCCATCCTAAAAACCTCTTTAACATTTTTTTAAGAGAAACAGTATATAACAAAAATTAAGTTTATTTAAGTTTTTTTTCTTCTATTTCATAAAAGAAATTATCAGTATCTTCTGTTTTCCAAGCTCCTATATCTTCTACATTCCATTCATTTGTTTGTACTTTCCAATCTGGAATATTATCTTTTACAGTAAATGAAGGTAAATCCCATATACATCTATTATTAGGTTGTGCTGCATAGTTGCCATCATCTAAAGCAATAATATGTGCGCACTTATGTTCATGTGGAATTTCAGAGTGATCAGTATCTAATATGTTACTTTCAGGGTGAGCCCAATCAATAGTAAATAAATATTTTCCATGATGCCACTTTTTATCTTTACCAATATACTTTCCTGAAGCTGCATTTAAAATAGACCAGCTAGTAACAGTAGGATAATAACTAAAAGAATTCCAAAGCTCAAGTTCATCAAGTCGTCTGATTGGTACTTCTTCTGCTTTAAAGCCGCGTTGAATAAATGCACTAATAGGCAAGCGATAAAATATTGCACCGTTCTCCATAAGAGCATGCCATAGTATTGCACGCCCACCCAGGCTGGATATACCAAAGATAATACAGTCTTCAACTTCGCCGTGATGTTTTTTACAGTCATATAAATATTCCCTTTTTATTTGTGCATATGTTGCTGGTATGTTTGCATTAAGATATGACAATTAACACTTCCATCTTCTTCTAGCTTGTCTTATTCTAGAGTTAGGATCATTTCTTGTTTCAGCAGAACTTTTTTTTAGTTGACCTGATGATCTTGCACAATAACTTTTTCTACGTTTAGCTGCTTTACTTCCAGGCTTTACTTTACCAGTAACTGCTGTAGATAATTTAGAACCTGGGTTAGCTCGTCTATAAGCAGCAACACCTTTCTGTGTCATGCCTGCTCCTGATTTAGTTGATCTAAAGTTTCCAGATTTTACTGAAGTCTTTATAGCTCTTTCTTTTCTAGCCATTAGAAACTACCCATTGCATCTGAACCACCGGGTCCCATTGATCCTGGAGAAGCTCCACCACGTCCCGCTGATCCTGTTCCACTATTACCACTATTATCATATCTATCACTATGAATATTAAATCCAGGATCACCTGCTGTAGGAATACCATAAGTTGCCATGTCAATTGTATTATTACTACCTTGAGTATCTTGATTAGTTATATTTGTAATTCTTTCATTTTCTTTTTTCTGTTTAGCATTAAGAGCACCACCAGCCATAAATGGAATTGCAAAAGGAACTAATGCTCCTAAAGCACCATAAGCTCCTACACCTTGAACAACACTTCCAGCTCTTAAAGTATTTGAAACACCTTTAGGTATTCCCAAATTATCTTGTATATAATTATCATAAGTATTTATATTATCTTTCATCATAGTTCCAAAATCTTGTACTTTATTTCCTACTTTATCAAAGTCCCATTGAAAATTAGATTTAACATCTTTAGAATAATCTTTTGTTATATTATTATTACCTTGATTAGGTATAGAACACATACCATTAACAGACATTCTTCCATCAGCACATACGTATTCTTGCATACTATTTACCTCCGCCTTTATATCTGCTTTGTTTTTGTTGTCTTTTTTCAGATTTGTTTTTAGATTTCTTATGAACGCCTGGTCTTTTTTTAGGATTATCTCTTTTAGTATAAAAGCCGAAGTTTTGCTTGGCCATTAATTTAACCTTGTTTAGGTTTTAATTCAATAACCTTAGCTGGTTTTTGTTTACCATCTAATAATTCTTTAGTAGTAGGAAAATTTTTATCTCCAGCTTTATTACCGATTTGTCTAATTACATTTAAATTTTTTTTATTAGGACTTGGTATATCAGCATCAGCTACAATAGTGTTACCTTCATCATCAAAAGATTTCTCTACTTTAGTATCTTCGTAATCATCATCTTTATTTCTTCTTGACATATTTTTTAACCTTTGTTTTCTTTTTAATTTTTTTAGGAGCTGCTGCTCTAGAGTTCTGTAATCTTCCTAGTCCGCCGCCTGCTCCTCCTGTTAGTTTCATTTAAGCTTTTAATTTTTTAATTGTTGCTTGATTGTCTTTAGCATAAGAATTAGTACCAGCTTCTTTAGATGGTTTAGGCTTAGGCTTTACTTTATCAATAACAGGAGATTGTAAATAAGCTGAATCATCTTTATTAGAGGGTTTAAATATTTCTTTAATTTTTTTTATAACTATATCTTTATGTTTTAAAGGACCTGATTCTATACCCATAATTAACCTCTTTTAATTTTAGAAATAAAAGCTTTGTTATCTGCATTAAAATCAGAGTTGCCTTTTACTTTGTCTTGAATAGTTTTAGCAGCAGATGGATCTTGTTTTGGTGGATGTGCTTCAGGTCCGAAACCAGCGGCAGCTCCACTTGAATTATACTGAACAGGTGTTCTAGTAGTCATTTTTGTTTTAGTCATTAATATATACTCCCAGTTATATTTAGTTTTCCAATAAAATTTTCCATTTCATTTTCTTTTCTTGTTTGTTGTAATACTACTTCATCGTCAGAATTCTGCATAGCTTTTTTAATCATTGCTGCAGGCTCGATAGCTCCAGGATTTTTTTCATAAAATCTTGCATTAGATTTTTTAACATCTTCTACCGAATAGTTTTTAGTATTATGATTACTAATACTCTGTCTTGTAAATGGGTTACTCATTTTTTAAATCCTCCGTTGTGCTTAATTTTTTATTTAATATACTCTGAAAACATGACTGTGTAAAGGTAGGAAGTAACATTTCGCTAATAGGCGATTTATTATGGCTACAAGACCACGAAATACAAGGAACTCCTTTAGCATCCCAGGCTATTAGAGCATATCCTTTTAGATCCATTTTTTCTATAATCTGGAGACATGCATCATTTAGACCTAAAACAACTTCATCATCTTGTCTTTGTTCTACTTCTAAAGTAGTAGGTGGCTTATCTTTAAAAGGTCTATACCTATTAAGAGTAATAATGTTTGTCTTTTTTATTATATTTTTTTTGTTCATAATCTTCATCGTCAGGATCATCAGGGTGTGTTACTAAAAAGCCATCACGAATACGCATCAAAGCTTGAACACAGGTATCGTGTATGTCATCATGCTTTCCATAAGGGAAAGATCCCGATTCATCTAATACACTTTTAGTCCAATCCTCGTCCATTGTAAAGACTAACCCACCTTCGAACATGGGAGCTATCGAGTGAGTTCTCGAAACTTTATCTCTATCTGGATTAAAGGTAACTACAGGAACTCCTGATCTTCTCATATCTTGTATAAGAGATTGACCAGAGGCACGTTGTTCTATAAGGACTTGATCGGGTTTCCATTCTTCGTAGCTTTCTTGTGCTCTCTTTCTTAAATCAGGATATTCTAATCTTTCTTTCCATGCGTCTAATAATATAGCAGCAGCATAAGGTTGATTACTTTCATCACGAGCATTAAAAACTCCCCAAGTCGTGCACGCTGAAAAGTCAGCAGAACTTTTTGTAGAGAACGCAGTATCATAAGATTGAAGCACATAAGATAGCGAAGGAATTTTTTCACTTTCATAAATATTCCACCACTCTCTTTTGATAATGGATCCTTCATCATTACTTGGCTGTTGTTGATAAAGAGCTTGCCATACACGTTGACCTACTGTATCTTTAATTTTTTCTAAATCTTTTTTTGAATAAGCCTCTGGCCATAAAGCATTTCCTTTATCATCTATCGCTGGTAAATCTAAAACTTTCCAATCTTCTTTACTCTCTGCTAAAATGTGTCCTGCTAAATCATCTTGATGCCATCTTGTTTGAACTATAATAATTTTACCACCTGGTTGAAGTCGAGTGTAAGCGACTGACTTATACCACTCTACTAGATTACGTCTTTGTGTCTCGGACTCAGCGTCCTCTCTTCCCTTTATTGGATCATCGATAATAAGTAAATGAGCACCTCTACCTGTAATCGCTCCTCCTGCGCCTACCGCAGAGTACGTTCCACCTTGCATAGTATGAAATCGTTTAGCAGAACTTGAATCAGCACGTAAGCCAACTTGTGGAAAAACATTATTAAAATCAGGAGAGGCTATCTGATTACGGACCTTACGTCCAAAGTCATCAGCAAGTTCCTGAGCATAAGTAGATTGAATGACAAATTCGTTTGGATTATTTCCTAAATACCATGCTGGAAAAAACTCTGAGCATAACATTGACTTTCCATGCCTTGGTGGCATAAAGACTGCTAATCTATTTATCTCGTTTTTTTCTAGAGCTTCTAAATTTTTTGCAATTAATTTTATATGAGCTGGATCCTTGTATCCAGGATATACATGCTTTGCATAATCTAATAAACTATTCCTTGCTTTAGAAGTTGATAGTATCTTAGTAAGGTGTTCTATAACTTCGCCAGCTCTTTTATCTTTAGTCTTTTTGTATAATTCTATAGCTGTCTTTAGCTTTTCTTTGATCTGAGGTTCTCGCATCTTGTTTTCCCGCTCCTATCGAGCCACTTTTTTGATACTCTAAAAATTTTTCTTCTAATTTAATAAATGGTTTAATTTCTTTTTTTGTAATTTTTTTCCAATGTAAAGATGGTTGTCCAATTTTTTCTAAAAACCAAGATAGCTTACTTGCATCTGCAAATCTAGAATTTATCATTTTTTGATGATGAAGATCACCTTCTTGATCAGGGTTCCCTTCTTTATAAATCCTTTCTTTAAAAGTATCATCATTATTGTTACCCGTGATGTCAGCTCTATCATGAAAAACATTTATATCAACTTCTTGCATTATATCTAACATGTAAGCAACCTCAGAGACCCATGCATCATTTTGACCATGCAAACTTAAATGATCTAAACATCTAAACCAATCGTAGGGAACTATAGGAAAGATACTATAAGGATGTCCAGTTTGTTCTTTGACTTTAAGAAGCTTGAATTGTCCATCAAATTTATTGATTTCTAAATCCCAATTTTTTGTTTGCATAATCGCATCATCATTAAAGAACATTATCCAATTGCCTTGGGCATAGGCTCCTAGAGCATTATTATACAAATGTAGATTTTCATAACCTTGTCTTGGAAATTTTATTACAGACCTAGCTGGATGTTTATCATCTTTTAAGAAATCTATTGTATCTTGATCGTCATCATCTACTCCATAAAGTAGTTGAATTTTTGAAGGATCAGAAGCATTATCTAATAATGATTCTACACATTTTTTTAATAAGGGTACCCTTTTCCTTGTAGGAAGCAAAATCGAAATAGACATACCTATATTTAAGTCGTTTTAGATACTATAGAAACAAAAAAGTTTGCCCACCATCACCCCTATTCAGGTAAGTCTCCCTACATTGAATATCACCTAGTTCTTTTTTTATAAACTTATATAAAATTTTTTTTTTTTTTACACAAAAATTTATACACATTTAAGCCATTAATCACTATCTCTCTCTCTTTCTCTACTAAGAGTACAATTCGCTTTTTAAACTTAATATAATTAAAGTAAATTAAACTTAATACGTTTTTTAAATCGCTTAGATTATTAGAGTAAGAAAAATTTTAGAGAAAAAAAGAATAAAAAAAAAGCGTCTATTAAATTAATAATAGACGCTTAATTCTTTTAGTTAGATTATAACGCTAATATTTTAGCTTCGAAGTATTTATTTAATTCGATAATCTCGTTAGATACTTTATTAGTTTTAAAAAAGATTTTATTAGAATTAGTAATATCTAATAATTCGTTTTTTAATTCTTTAGTTAAATAACTAGCTTTATCGATTATTAAATTAGCTTTTTTAAATCTTTTATTAGCTAAAGTATCGTAATCGATATCGATTTTTCTATAATCGTTATTAAACGCTTCTAGAATAGTAGTACTAAATTTAGCGTTCTCGTAAATATCGAACGATTTAGTATTATTTCTTTTAGTATTAAATAAACGATATAATACTTTCGTATCTAAATCTTCTCGAAACGATAACGCTACTTTATTTTCTATTATTTTTTTCATCTTTTATTCTCGCTTTCTTTTATTCTTTTAAAAACTCTTTTATTAATTAAAAGATTAATTTTTAAAAGATAATTATATTAAATACTATTTTTTAATTAAAGTAAATAGATAAAATTAAAATAATTTATCTAGTTTAGAATAATTATAAACTATTATTCTTCTATATTTTTAATAATTAAATCTAATAATTTAGATTTTTTTAAGTTATTTTTAAAAGCTATTTTATCTAATTTAATATAACTTTCTTTAGATATATTTAGATTATAATATTTTCTAGTATAATCGTTAATAGTAGTATTTTTTAATTCTACTAAAAATTTTTCGTTTATTTTCATCTTATTTCTTCTTTCTTATTTCTTTTAAAAACTCTCTTAATTATAAAAGATTTTATTTTTAAAAGATAATAGAATTATCTATTATTTTTTAATTAAAGTAAATAGATAAAATTAAAATATAATATAACTATAAATAAATAATAATAATAGAGTAAATAATAATTTTCTAAAATAGTATATAAGCATAATTTCTAACTTTCTTTTTAATTAATAAAATTAATTAATAATTTATTTTAAAAAAAAAAAAACGTTTTAATTCTTATTTTTAAATTTTAACGTACGGAATTGTTTAGAGCTTTTTCTAACAATTTTTTTATTATATTCTTGATCCTCGTTGCTCAATCTTGCGCCCTTGATCCACACTGATCCACTAGGCTCAAGCACACTTCAACAAGCCTCTTGACACAAGCAACTAGCATCAAGCCACACTTCAACAAGGCCGGCGGCGGCGTGTTATTGTATGTTGCGGATTATATTATATTACTGTATGTTGTGTTCTTCTTCTATCTTGTCTAAGTATGTTTTCATCTCATCATCGTTCATCGCATCAAGTGTACTATGTTGTACTTCTTTCTTCTCAATCAAAAACCCTAACAACTGAGATTTTAATCTTATCGCATTGACCGCTGCAGAGTATTGTTTCTTGGCACAAGCATCTTTGTACACAACGTCAAGCTTAGCGACCTCTTGTGACACACTTTCTGATGTCAAGCGTCTAGCATCAACCCTTAATCTATCGATGAACTGGATAATCTTATCTTTCTTTAAGTTTCTGGCAGCTTGTACATGAGCAGAAGTTTCAGAGTAACCTGCGTCAACAGCACTGGTTCTTTTACCTTTTCCTTGTGCTATACCCTCACAAAACTTCCTTTCCATTGAGGTTAAGGTTGCTTCGTTAGTCTGATGGAGTTGGTCTATAGTTATCGCCATAATTATCCTACTATAACGATTATTTTATGATTGTAAATTAAAGATTATTCTCTTGAATGATCTTTTCTTCTATAAAATAATGGTCGTGATATTGTTTCCCATTATCAATAGTATATAGATAATAACTTCCTAAGGCGCTATCGTGTTCTAATTCGAATACACCTACCTTTTTATTATTATAGAAGATGTTTCCATCTTGTTCATCATATCCACACTTTTCTATTACTTTACCTTTTTTATTTTTAAGAATTAAACTCATGGTTGTCTCCTATATTATATTAATTTCTACTTCTTTGATTACGCATGTCTCACCAGTATTACTCTCTACGAAATCTCTGTGTTCTTCTGCTGATGCTTTATCTAAGAAAATAGAGATTGATTCATAACTCGAATTTACTCTGTTGAAATCTAAATTAAATCTACTAGGAAATGCCATGTAGGTTACTGGATCTTGACTGATTTTATCTTTAGGTCTAAAGTCTAAATTATTAACTATGTAGCCCCATACTTTCTTTTTAGAAATGTCCATACTTTCTCCTTTTTAGTTAGTTTTTAATTAATTTAAAAATATAGAATATTAACTTTTATTAAACAATATTAATTATCTTAATTATTTTTAACTGTATGGTAAAAATGATAATATATTATTTCATTGGCGTCTTGTTTACCTTTGAAAGCTATACTCGTTAAATATCTACCATCATAAAAATCTAAAATAGTAATATTTTCTGTTGAATCGTAGAAAATTTTACCAGAGGAATCTTCTTCTGAATTGGTAAATTTAGCTATTGGACTTTCTTTATCTATGTTGCTAGAATAAGTTTCTCCTAAACAAACATTTTTTAATTTTTCTATTAACTTTTTCATTTTAGTCTCCTTTTTAGTTATTTTTAATTAATTTAAAAATATAGATTATTAATCTTTGTTATACCAAGATATTTCTTTTAATGTATCTTTATAAGCTTGATTATCCTCTGGATATTTACTTATTAAATTATTAAGTGTTTTTCTTTCGGACTCAATAGTGTTGTAAGTTTCTTCTTCTATTTTAATAGTGACTTTTCTAATAGTTCCGTAATCTTCGTTAGTGCGTCCAGAAAACCATTCTGCGTCACCTTCTGCTTCTTTATGTGAAGTGTATATAGGAAGAATTTCTGGTCTTAAATTTTCTTTTTGATTGATATCCATTTCTGGTTTTAAGAAAATAGTTTCGTATAGTCTTTTAGGACTGTCAACTTTTTCCATATCTTTATCGTTAAATTTTAATACTATGTATCCAGTATATTCCATTGTGCTCTCCTTTTTAGTTAGTTTTTAATTAATTTAAAAATATAGAATATTAATTTTTGTTAAACAATATAATTTTTAACTATAACTAGGAGGGTATTTAGGAAACGATTCAGGTGTTCCTCGATAATAAACATCTGCCATTAACCCGTACTCAAAAGAAGTAATTTTCTTACCAAACCTTTTATTAAACATTCTACAAGCCCTCAAAGCTTTTTTAATATCTTTAAATAGAGTTTTACCTTCCTTTACTCTATCTCCAGCAGTAAAATACCAACCACCTTCTTCAGATCCTCCCTCTAATCTGTCTGTATAATAAACAGCTACTTTCCAGAACTTAACTTTTTTGGTCATTTTCTTTCTCCTTTTTAGTTATATATTTTTTTTTAAATGATTTACTATTTTTGTAGTAAATTTAACTCCAAGATTTTTTAATCTTTTTTCTTCCGATTCTTCTTCTAAAGGAGTGCACAAGCAATACTCTACTTCTTTATCTTCATATGTTGTTTTATATAAGTTTTTTATCATTTTTTTTATCATTATCTTGCTTTTTTTTAATTGTTTAATCTACACATTTTAAACATTCCGTTCCGTGCTCTGTATGTATTGCGTAAAAGTCTTTTGCCTCGGTAGTTTCTTCTGTGTATTCCTCACCGCAAGTAACACAAGTCCAACCGTCGGGATAAGCTTCTATTGCTTGATTTGCTTTTAGTTTTTCCAGTATCATTATGTTCTCCTTTTTAGTTAGTTTTTAATTAATCTAAAAATATAGAATAGAAAATAAGGTTATACAATATTTTTTACTTATTTTTCCATTCTGGATAATCTTTGTATATTTGAGGCATGTTTTTCTTTATCATTCTTGAAACATCTACTTTTGATATATTATAATATTTCTGTCCATCAACAGGATATCTCCCTGCTTCGTCCATTGTAGGATCTATTATATATTGTCCATCAAATTCGAACCCTAACATACCATCTGATATTTCACTGATTCTTGGAGATTTTTGAATTTTATTCATTTTAAAATCTTTAGGTAATACAGTTTTGTTGTGTGATTTTACGTCTATAAATTTACTCATACTCCTCCATCTCTTGTTGCTTTTACTTGTGCGTCAACTCTTTGAATGTTTCTTTCTCTTTCGTGATAGTCCTCACGTTTGATACGATCAATCTCATTCATACAACTTGCTTTTCCATCTTCATTAAGTATCTTATTAAAGGTTGTTATTTCTTTACCTTCTAACTCTATCTTCCACACTTTATCTTTTTCGAAGATATCATATCCTCGGTATATTCCATCTAATCTTTTCATATCGCTCCTTTATTAATTAAATTAAACTTATTAAATAAGATAATAAAATTAAAACAGTAATATACAATATAATAAACATTAACCTATAGTTTGACTACTATACTGCAATGTAGCTGGATCACATTTATTAGGATCAACATCTGATATTATTCTATTACTTGTATCATCTAACCTTCTGCTAAGCAGACTAATAGTGTAATGTAATAAAGTAAATTGTTCTTTAGTTAATACTTTGTTAAAATCTTTCAACACTTTTTCTTGTTCTTCATCAAGATAAACTGTCAATTTTTTATATTTTTCGGCCATTATTATGCTCCTCTATTCGTTTAGGTATTACTTTATCCATATCGCATTGATCGCAACACACGCCTTCTTTTGCTAGTGGATCAGGATTATTTCCCCAACCAACAAAACTTTCATTACATAAAACACATACAAAACTTACACGTGAATTATATTTACCACTTTCCATAGCTTTCGCTTCTTCAGAGTCCATAGGATCTCTCATTATTGGTTTATCAGCCATTTATTCTCGCCTCCTCTATGTTTATTATTTTTATTCCATATGGTAATTTTTCTACTGGATCATTTTTAGATTTCCATGTAGCTTTATAGACAATAGTGCTTGCTTTAAAGTCTTTCACATATTGAGCATAATCTTCTTTAGACATTTGCTCTTTGTATTTAGTAAACCAAGTTTTTGCTACGAAGTCTGCAATAAATCTTTTAGACATTAACTACCTCCACAATATCATATTTATCTCTCATATTTTTAGAAGGACCTGGCTTTAAACTTATTTGTTTAAAACTAGGCGCAGTATCATGTTCGATAGGTGTAAACATTACATCAAAACCATAATAACATTCTAAATACCAATCCTGGATATTGCCATGCATTTTATAACTACTAGGTTTAGATCCTAAAGAATATTCTACTCCCCAATCATGTGGACCTGCTTCAAAACTAACAACAATAATTTTATCACTATTAGAATCACTATTATAATCTTTGTAAAGTGAGATATTAGTTTCCCAATCTGGATCCATACCCATTGCTTTACAGTTTTTATCTATTGCAGCTTTAAAACTTCTTGCTGCTGTTAACATATCGACTTTTTGAGTAACAAAGTCTGGTAATTTAGATAACATATTATTCTCCTTCTTTCATAGGTCTTTCAAGAACTACATTACCTCTTATTGATCTATTTTCTAAAGTAGTTCTGTCAATAGGACCTTGTCTTTGTTCTAATTTATCAAAACGATTATTCCACCATCTTCTATATCCAGCAGTTGCTCTTTCGTTTATAGGAGATTTTAATGAAATAGCATTTTCGCTACATAACATTTCGTAATTATATTGTTGAATAGTCGAATTACTAATTTCAACAGTATCATCTTTAATTAGACCACGAACTATATCCCAATCTAATTTTTCTGTGCTTGTTCTACTAAATATCTCACCAGTGGTAAGAATTAAGAGTTGTTTATACATATTCTACCTTTCTATTAATTTATCTTAAAATTAAGAATAAAATAATTTATATCAATTTAAACAAAATTATTTATCACTCCATAATCTTAATAAAACTATTGATATAATGATTGCTAATAAAAAATATTCCATATTTACATATCCCTCGATATAGAAATACTAAGATCAGTTTTATTAATAAATGTAAGCAAATACCATACAAAAATATCATATAAACATTGATTAGTTTTACAAAAATGAAGAGAGGGATCTTGACCCTCATAAGGTGGTTTTGTTTTAGCATATCTTGAAAAAACAAAAGGTTCATAATCACCATCAAAACTAATAGTATCTTCTGTAGAACTATCAACAATTTTATCGCCTGCTATTTTTTGAACATAATTATGATATTCATTTTTAATTAATTTCCAATCCTCATTAGAAATATCATTATGTTGATGCCAAAAATTTGTATATCCCATTTTATTCTCCTTTTTAAGTTAATTAGCAACGAGTAGGGAAATATAACTAATACAAAAACTACTCGTTACCAATCTTATAAGTATAATTTAACGATTAATCAAACTATACAATATAATTACTTTTTAAGAGTAAATGTTGCTTTCTCAGATTTGCCAGCTCTGCCGACTTCATCTATAACTTCTACAGCAACAAAACCTCTTTCTCTATCCCAATCAAGGTCGATTGTTTTACCACCAGCTGCTAAAAAATCTCTAATCTTCATAGCGTTATTATAAAGATTAAATCTTTTCCAGCCACCGCAGCCTTCTCTTTTAGGGTTTTTATCTACACAAACCTGAATTCGAGAATCCTTATCATATTTATAAGTTCCCTTGTAGTCTTTTGGATCCATAGCTTTAACTTTAGCTTTTGGTTTAACTACCTCAGATTTTGTCTTTTCAGTTACTTTAGGCTTTACAGCCAGATTTATAGTACTCATATTCTACCTTTCTAGTTAGTTATTATTAATTATTTTACTTTATATATATTAAAATTTAATTAAACAATAAAATAAAACAACAAAGAAAACTAAAGTTCCTTTCTACTATACGATATTATAAATAAATAAAAATAAAAACAGAAAAAAGTCCTCACGGCAGCCTCGGGATAGAAGTAAAGGTATTGGCACTATCTGTCACACCCCCTACTAGAATCCTTTGATACCAATACAAGGTATTGGCGGTATTGGCACTAGAGAAGTGCCAATACCAGTATTATCCTTTAGTACCAATGATAATAGTCTAAAAGTATTGGTATTGGCTTCAAAAAGATTTTAGAAAATATTTTTTTTTTTTTTTGAAATCCACTATAGTAAGAATGGCAAGTAACTTTTTATATAGTAATAATCAAATATAAAATTATTAAAAACATTATAAACACTGCTTTCCTGAAAAACCATAATAACATTGTAATATCCCTTAAATTAGTTAAAAACTCTTTATATATTAGATTAATTAATTGAGAACAAGTATAATTACTGTTCGTTCCTATTTATTTCAAGAACGGATAATACTCCTGAAACAACGTTATTTGCTTCAGCTGTAATTGACAAACTTTCAGCTTCCTGTAGGATCAACGGCCCTTTCAACAAGTTTGTTGAAGTATTACTCAAGATAGTTTCCACAGCAGTATTATAACTTGTAACAAGATTATTAGCAGTAACAGTAACTTGTACATTAGCTCCAATATTAACAGCTTGAATAGTTTTAATAATAGCCCGAGTATCAGAGGGTACCGTGTAAAGTAAATTGGCTGTATTATTAGCTAAAGCAAACATTTGATTTTTATATATATTTGCCATTTATCCTCCTAATAACCATACTTGTCTTTCTCTCTCATCATTTACGTCTTTTGGATAAGTAGAGTTTAAAATTTTTACCATGTCTTGTAAGTCTTCAATTAATTGATTAAATTCATTTTGTTGATACTTTTCAGGTGCAGAATTTAAACGTGAAATAGGTATCTTAGCCATATTGCTATGGTATTTTAAATTTTATAACTTGTACAGCAGAACTATTTTTGTTCGCTGACTTCTTTTATTTCTCGTTCAACAGTTTTTATCCCTTTAGAGATATTAACCATTTCAACTGTTACTGCTCCATTAGCAAGTAATTCGCTAGCCCATTGTGCTTCTAGCTTCATCTTGTGGTTCAGTCTTTCCATCAGAGCTTCGCTCATATTTGTACTCCTCTATAGTTAGATAGTTGGCTTCCTCTGGTTGATCTTTCGTTTGATCTTCCCATTTAAAGGTACCAACGTGCTCAGCCCACAGAGCTTTTGATGCTGAATCTAAATTGTCAGATTCAACAAGCCCTTTGGCGTAATAACCACAACGCCAAAACTGAAAATATACTAACATTATATGAAACTGTTAGCATGTTTATAGTGTTTTGTAAAGCTAATTAAACCACACAGGTATATCATTTTTCCAGGTTGCAAACTCACGTTTGTGAGCCCTGTAGAAACTTCGATAAGCAGTAACAGGATCATCGTCCCTCTGGCAATCTTCAGGCATACACTGTGGAAACTTTAATAGATTAATTCCATTATCAATATTTTTAGGAATATTGCAAAGAGCACTGCTTAATTTCGTATAAGTCAAATGAGTTTTTTTATATCTTTTACTGTATTCAGAACATAGATGAATCCATAATTCGTATAACCAAACATAGTTATCTCTGTGATTCCTGACCCATTTATTACTAGGATGATTTACATGAGTTGCTTTATATAAGACGTTTTCGAGGCCATTGTCTAAAGTCCATACTCGTACTTGCGTCTTACCACTCTTGCTTGATCCACGGCCCTCTATGCCATCTAAAAGCCGGTGTGCTGTCGATAGTAGCTGCGCATACTCTATAATCATTTTAAGAACGTGCTTATCACAATGATAAGAAGCACATATCTTAGGGTCTTTATCTAAATAAAAAATGTTCATTTAATACCACACATTTTTTCCATCGATGACTAAGTTCTCTACTTTATGAACTTCTCTATTAGGACTATCTTCATAGAAACTATCCTCAATTTCTTCTAATCCATAAATTCTTTCGTCAGAAAAAATTTCTTGGCAATCTTCAGATTTAGCTAATTCTTTAAATCTATCTTTTCCAAAATCCCATAACTCTTGATCAACGATATTATATTCTTTTTCGCAAGGTGTAATTACTGAAAACTTAATCTTTACTTTTGTCATAATATTATCCTTTTATTAAATTAACTTGAGTATTTTCATATTGATTATTATTTTTATCAAAATAAAACATAGCTTTGTTTTCATATTCACCTTGAAACTCTTTTACTGGATAATCCATTTTTATTTCTACTAAATGTTTATCATTTTTTTTAGAGTTAGTGACACAAGTTCCTGTCATATAAGATAAATTAACATCTTTACCATCAGCTACTTCGTGATAATGTGTATCAAAACGATATTTATTTTTAACAACACAATCTTTTATATTCATTTTATTCTCCTTTCTGATATTGACATATATATCCATTAACATATAAGTCGTTGTATTTATTACTATTATTATTTCTAAATTCTATATTTTTTTCGTACCAATTAAAACAAGATAACTCTTTATAAGAAATTATTTTGCGTAACTCATAATCATTTCCGTTATTGAGAATTACTATCAGGTACAGTATAACTGTTTTCATGTTTTATCAATTGTTTAAGAACAGTCGTGTAAGGGTTAAAATCGTAATCCTTGACACAACCTACTAACAATATAAATACTATAATTAACTTCATTTTAATAATTCATCTATCTCTGATCTTATATTTCTTAATTTTTGTATAGTCTTATATTCTAATTGAGAATAATAAGCAGCATTGTGTTCGTCCATTATTTTCTGATCTATATATACTGAGTAATGTTCAGCGTGTGGTAAAGGTATAAAACTTTGATTACCATGTTCTTTCCTTGATCCACGACCCTTTAGTCTTATATCGTATCTACCTCGATGTAGATACTTTTTCATAAGATTAATAAATGCCCAACCCTCTTTAGAGTTAGGCACGTTAGTTAAGAAGTGTACACAAGCTTTTGCTTTAGCCTTTCGAATAACTTCTTTTCTTTTACGATTAACTTCTGCAAGTACTTTCTTATTTACATCATTCATAAAGCTCCTATCAGTATTAATATTATTAAAAACTCCATTATTTATTCCTTTCCATTGTTAGTATAATAGTTTTTTGATTTTCATTTCCTCCAGGTATATACTTTTCAACAAATTCAACTGGACACTTTTCTA